CGCATATCCTGTACGAAGTTGCCGCCCTCGAAGTCCTTCTTCTGGTATTGCACCGGCATCACCGACATGACATCCGAGCGCAGTCGCACGGCCTGATATACCACCGCCACGAGCAATGCCTGCTGCGGCGAGCGGGTGTAGGCTATGCGCTCCATGTAGTCGGCACCCTGCGGTTTCTCGGGCTCTGGCGGCATGGTGCTCGAAGGCACGCCGGGAGTCTGAGGTGCTTCGCGCGTCTTATAGCGGAAAAGATTTGCAAAAATATTATCCATACTTATTTGCTTTTACTATTCTTGCGTTTTATGGCTGCGGGTTTACTATATCTCCAAATGAGAAGTCCGACGACGGGTCGAGATCTACGGTTATACCGTCGCGGATAATCAGTTGCACCACAGTGCTGGTGGTGATATTGTCCCATCCTACATTGTATTTCCAGAACCAATCGTTGAAGCTATAGGAAGTCGACGGTGGTCCCTGGATATGATGCACCAAGAAAGAGAAGTCGTCGTTCTGATACCTGATGTCCCTCCTGCCGAATGGTGCGTTGAACTGCACATAGACGGCATGTGGGTTGCCGCTTGGCCTGACGGTACACGCTTCATCGCCCCAAATCTCCACCTCGTGGACGACGGGTGGCGGTGGTTCATAGATAGTCACTTGCTGGTTGGCCATCTCCACGGCCGTTATCTGGATGGTGTTGTCTTGGTGCGATGCGTTGAACGACTGAATCTGATACCATTTATTTTGATATTGAATCAGGCACCATCGGTCGATGTCCTTGTTGAAACGCATGCGGAACATCACCGTCTCATAAGCATCGTAGGCTCCCTCGCGCAGCGACTTCACGCCACGGTTGAAATCCTCTGCCGCCCAGAAGGTGCCGAGAATCTCGTAGGTGGTCACGGTCGTTGAGCCGCCGAACGGAGTACCGTCACTTTCATGCCGTCGGGCTATCGTCACCCGCTTGTTCATCATTCCTGTTGGATATGCCATAGCGTCAGAATGAGAGTTTAGGTGGATAACCCGTGGTGATGTCGAACGCTTCCACATCTGCAACGGTGGCTAGACTCATGACGGAGGCCTTGTGGGCTTCGGTCACGGTCTGACAGGTGTCGGCATAGAGTTCCACGGCGTTGAGCATCTGTTTCCACACCTCCACGGGGTAGGTGAAGGGTATGCCACCGAAGTATTTCGTCATCGTGGGTTCTGTGCAGACGGCCAGCGATGCCGAGAGTCTGGAACGCTGATCGTGTGTCAGCCACATAGGCATGCCGTTCACGGTGAAGGCATTGACGTTAGCCGATGCGTCGAACTCACTGATTTCGTCGACCTTCTTCGCCTGTGCTTTCGCCAGCAGCTCCGCTTCGGTGGGGGCTGGGGCATCGCCGTTGCCACGGATATAGCCCGTGCTGAGAGCTTCGCAGAGTTCGTTGTACTGCTTGAAGTCGGCATAGTCGGCTGCATCGTAGATACCGAGGTTCTTCAGCATCTTGGCCACGGTCTGACGCACCAACTTCTGCTCGGCTCCGTTGGGATAGACCGACTTGATGACGGCATCTTTCACAGCCTTCGGGTCGCGCACGTCGGCAACCTCATAGGCATCGTATTCCCACAAGGTCTTCGTGCCGCCCTCCGGCATTTCTACATCCACCTGTCTTTCGTTGGCGTAGACAAGTCCGCTGTTGTCGCCCGTCAACCGCTGACAGCCAACCTGGTGACGGTTCTCAAATTGTTCTTTGTACATATTATTTCGGAATATTAAATTGTTCGCGAATCATGGCTTCCTCTTCGGCATCGGTGTAGACCGTACCGTCGTAGTAAAAGCCGCTCCAGTCATGCACGATCATCATGTCGCGCATGGGAATGTCGCTACGGCTTCGGCTGCTCAGGAATTGGCAGATTTTCTGTGCTCCCGTGGAGTAGACAATGAGGCCAAGGCCATCGGCGAGTGCTTGAATGTGATAGTAGCTGTCGCAGTCCTTTTGGTTGGAGCTGCGCTTCTGGAAGTCGACAATGGTGTGCGGGATGCCCTCCATTGTGTCGATCTTCATGGGACGGCCTGCAAAGGGCCGACGAATCTTGTTCTGGCTGTTCATAGTTCTATTATCTTTGATTTGAATTGCTTCTTTCAGGTGACGGGTGTCAGCCACGGAGATGATGCCTTGATAGGAGCCCATCGAACGCGACTTGTGACGTGCCTTGACATATCGCTTCTTGGTGCGCTGGGTGAGGTGGACATAACCACGCCCGAACTTGTAGCCGCAATAGATGATGGCCTGACCGTCGACGGGGCGCACATACATTCGTTTGTAGCGCAAACGCATCTCCTTTGCCCACTGCTGCATATCGCGTCGCAGGGCGTTCAGCGTCTCTTTGTCCTTGCTGAAGGAGATGAAGTCGTCGGCAAAGTTGACAAGACGGATGCTCCGCCCGTACTTTTCCTTTGCTTTGCGGATGATGACGCTCATGTTCATGTTGGCGATGAGATGCGAGAATGGGTCGCCGATGGCGAGTCGCTTCTGGTTGAAGAGGTGCTGACGGATGACCGCCAGCGTGCGCGGGTCTTTCACTTGCCGCTCGATGAGACGCATGGAGATGATGTTATCCACATTGTCGTAGAATTTGGAGACATCGCCCTGCAAATAGTACATCAGCGAGCGGTCGTTCATCAGGAATCGCATGCGGGCTACTACCTGATGGCGTTTGTCTGAGGCAAGCACACCGCAGCCAGGGAGCCCGCCGAGCATGTCGTCGGTCATGTGGTGAAGGATGAGCGGCTGAATGGCATCCTTGATGGCATTCTGGACACATCGGTCCTCATAGGGTAGCACGGAGATGTCACGTTCCTTCTTCTTGTCGCGCAATCGGAAGTGGCGGTAATTCCCCACCTTGTAGGTTCCTGCCTTCAATTCCGATGACTTGCGCTGGCAGAAGCCATCCACGTCAGACATTACAGCGGCAACCTCGCGCTTCCTGCGTTGGCGACTGCTCTTGGCTGCATAGCTGTTGTATGTGGCAGTGTGCAAGCCCGTGGTGACAGATGTCCATGTGGATTTCTTCATAATTTCCTTTGATTTTCCGGCGGCAGAACCGCCTGATACACATATTTGTGTGATGACCTGTTGCGCCGAGGTGCGGGGTCTTCGAACGCCCCGCAGCCTACCCTTCGTTGGCTACTGATGCCCGGTCGGCTGGTGGTCTTGACACCTTTTCCTGCGTTGTTTCGCTCTCTTCGTCAGCGAGGCTCTGCACCTGCCTTTTCATGCTCAGGTCAAAGCAATCGAGGACTTATCATTGTTTCTGGCAGTTTTGCTGCCAAGATTGGCTCATTCAGTTGCCGAACCCGATGTTCGTGTTCGCGTTCGAGGGCGCATTGTTGGCGTTCACGTAGAGCGGTGACAGGTTCGTGTTGTTCACGTTGTTGCCACGCAGAAAGCCGCGCACGAGCTGTCGGTGCAGCCGCCTTATTCCAACCTCACCAGCGACGGCTACTCCGATTCGCATGTGCCCTTGGTCGCTGGCATGGATTTCGTTTTTTGGGGCAGTGGCACCGCTGCCCTTCAACAATCAAAAGAAATGTGTGTCGGGGTTTACGCAAAAAAGGCGGCAAAGCCACCTTTTTTTACTGAGTTAAACCATCCATATACGTCGAGCCGCTGCGCGGCGGCCCTCGCTTCGCTCGGGCGAGTTTTCGTTTTCGCGCCGCCTAAAGGCGGCGGGTTTACGTCTGCTATTCCGTGATGCGGCAACAGGTGCCGAACCCGATGACCGCGCTCGCGTACGAGGGCGCAGAGTTGGCGCTCACGAAGAGCGGTGACAGGGACGTGAAGCCCACGACGTTGCCACGCAGAAAGCCGCGCACGGGCTTCTTGCCTGAAGAAGCGTTGCTACCAGAATAGTAGTTGCAAGCTCCTACATAGGTATGCAAGCCGCCTCCTGTCTTGTTGGCGTTTGTATCAGGCAGTGGGAGAACACCATTGAGATAGTCCTTTCTGTAGCCTGAACCTTTGCTGATGAGCGGACCCACCTGCTCGTAGGACTCCTCAAAATTGAACAGGGCAGACGCAGCTATCTCGCCAGTGGGTGTCACCAAAAGCGACTTCTGATCGGGCTGGTAGAAGGCACGGTAGTCGCCATTGTCGTCTTGGGTGAACACCAGACCACTTGTCCACCATCCCGGCGACACCTGCGTGGTGATGCCGTGGAAGAGAGCCACGGAGAACATGAGGTCTATGCGGTTGCCCTCGATGCTGGTGGTCTTGTCGGTCGGATCGTAACATCCCGCACCGAGCTTGGCCGACAGCATCTTCCACACCACGCAGGTCATCTCGCCCTGCGCGGGGCCATTGAAGCCCGCCACGCTGCGGTACTTATACTTATTGCCTTCGAAGACAAACCACTCCAGCTCATGCACGCCATTCCTGACAGCATAAGAAACCGCACGGTGCGCCTCCATGACCTTGAACGGGTTGCGGCATGAATTGACGATCGCGCCAAACAGATTATTTCCCGCACCTGCCAGGCCGATGGTGTTGAGTGCGTTAGCAGCTGGCGAGTACATCTTGGGCGTGCCGTTCTTGTCGTAGATGCGAATGCCGTTCTTCGCTCCCGTCGCCCCCTCTTCCCAGTCGGCAGCATTGGTGGCGGGGTCGTTGGCGCAGAAGCCGCTACCCATCAGCGTGGCGTTGTGGGCATCGAAAGTGCCGCCCTCTGCCAGCATCACAGAGAACCAGTTCTCCACGCAAGCTGCCGTCTGGTTCATGAAGGGGACGGTCTTCGTGGTGTCCGGGTTCATGTTCATGGACTCCTGCTCACCCGTGTAGAGTGCCTTGCTGGTGGTGTGGCAACCGCCTGCACCGCCCAACAATGTGGCATTCTCGTCGTAAGTTTCAGAGATGACTCCCTCACCGTCCTGGGAATATACATATTTACCCACCACGCCGGCGGGAGCTGTATAGTCGCCATTCCATGCGGGATTATACACAGAGTGCATACGGCGAACATTGTCGCTGTCGAGATGGCTGACGGTATAGTCGGGACTCACACCG